CCCGATTGAAACGGCGAGCCCTCGAGTGACGCGCGGAACGCGGGGTCGCTCACGAGCCGTTGCCGGTTCATCAAGTACGACCCGAGGCCGCCGCCCTTGATCGTATCGAGCGCCGCCAGCGTGCCGACGCCGTACCCGGCAACGTTCTTGATCGTGTTGAAAACCGGGGAATCGCCCATCACAAATGCCCGAGGAGTCCGCCGAGAATGGGGCCGGGGCCGACCGTGCCCGCATTGGCGGGCGGCACGACTTGTAAGGGCCGGATGGGGCCGCCCGGGTTCACAATCGGCGGCATCTTGGCCGGACCGCCGCCTTGCCCTTGGAGTTTCTCGAGCGCGCTCATGAGTTGCCCGACGCCCGCGCCGGCGCTCGTGCCGCCGCTCGGATTCGCGAATTGCTGCAAGAACGCGGGGCCCTGCGTAAAGCCTTGATGCACACTCTCAAGAAACCCGGGCCCGGTAAACGTCGAGCTCGGGCCGACCAAGTCGACGCCCGCGGGCACGGCTTGCCCGAGGTCGGTGAGTTTCGCGGCCTCGCCGCCGCCGCCGGTAAAGAGCGATTGCAAACCGTGCCCGAGACTCTCAATCCCGCTGAGTGCGGTTTGGCCGAGCCCGGTGAGCGCCGGCCCCGCGGCCGTCTCGAGGCCGCTCGCGATGGTACTCCCGATGCCGGCGCCCTCCGCCGCCCCGGTCGCCGCCGCCCCGGCCGCGGCGTCGCCCCCGACGGTGCCCCCGAGCATGCCGAGCATGCCGTACCCGCGCGCGAAGGTCGGGCGCCGCGTCCGGTGGTAGCGTCGGGAGTCGTGCGTCATAGCACGTTGTACCCCTTGCTCGAGTTGGCCGTGACGGGCGCCGTGGCCTGCGTCATCTGGATGCCCGGCGACAGCCCGGCCGTCAGTAGGTTCATGAGATTGCCCGCGCTTTGCATCGGCATGTTATATTGCTGCATGAGCATCTGCCCGAGCGTGTTGACGGCGTTGGTCCCCTCGCCCGCCAACCCGACGCCGGCCGACGACATCCCCGCGGCTTGCTGCGCCGCGTTCTGCACGCCCTGGCCGCCCGACGACAACGCTTGCAGGTAGGGCAGCATCGTCTGCCCGAGCGCCGCTTGCCCGGTCGCCGCTTGCTGGACGCCCGTGCTCGCGTTCTGCAACCCCTGCAACCCCTGCGCCTGCAGGTTGCCGAGCCCCGAGGCCGCGGCACCGACGTTCTGCTGCGCTTGCGATTGCAGGTTGCCGAGGCCGCTCGCGGCGCCCTGCAAGCCCTGCAACGTCGCTTGCCGTTGCGCGGCCTGGTTCTGCGCAAACGACATCGCGAGGTCGCGTTGCGTGTCGGCCTGGAGCTGCGCGCCGGCGCCACCGGCCTCGAGGCCCCGCGCGGCGAGCCCGGGTTGAATCTGCTGCATGACCCGCCGTGACGCCGCCTGGTAGAGGTCCTCGCCGGAGATCGGCGACGCGGCCTGTTGCGCGTAGTTCTGCGCCATCGTGAGCGCGTTCTGCGCGCCGCCCTCGGCGGCCCCGCCCGTCAAGAGCCCTTGCGCGCGCGCGAGCTGCGCCTGCGCCGCCTGCATCTGCGGCCCCGTCATGTAGCCTTCGGCGGCGCCCAACGCTTGCTGGGCCCCTTGCGTCCCCTGCGCCGCGGTCTGCTGTAACCCGGGCAGCATGGCCGACGCCTGGCTGTACAAGTCCTGCGCGCCGCCGAGCGCGTTCTGTGCCGCGCCGAGGCCGGCGTTGCTCGCTTGCTGGTACTGCGGGAGCGCCGCCATCGCTTGCGCAATCTGCGCTTGCTGCGCGCGGACGGCGTCGGCGCCTTGCGTCGACATCTGCGACCCGATGCCCTGCGCGCCGCCGATCATCCCCGGCGCGAATTGCTGAATACCGCGAATCGCCGACGCGAGTGGCCCGGTATCTTTCCCGCTCGCGATATCCGCTTGCAGCCCTTGCGCTTGCTTGCCGGCGCCGAGCCCGAGCCCCATCAAGAGCGGCGAGAGTTGTTGCCGGCTCACGCGCCCGGCGACTTGATACGGGAGGCCGCCAAACGGCGAGCGGGTTTCGGGCGTCGACGATTGCGACCCGTACGCCCGCGTAAACGTCGGCGGGCGCGTGCGATGGTAGCGGCGACTATCGTGCATGCGCGGTGTCCTCGAGGCCGACCCATGCGGTGACGTGCTCGACGGGGGCGACGTAGCGACGGGAGATCTCCTGCCACCCGCGTCGCTGCCATTGCCGGTCGTCGGGCACGCTCGCAATCTCGATGTGCGTCACATTGAACGGGCGCACGATCGCGAGCGCGGCGTGGACGAGGGCGCGCCCGACACTCTGCCCCCGCGATGTGGGGGTGACATAGAACCACTCGACGAATCCCACGGTCGCCGGCCGACCGACGAAGCGCGTGACGACCTCTCCCACGAGCAACCCCACGGGCGCGCGGTCGACGGCCAGCACGGCGACCAAGGTCGGATCCTGCCCGAGCCGCGAGGCGTAGCCCGCCGCCATGTGCGCGGCGGCCTCGACGGGTTGAAAGCGCGGATACGCGCCGGGGAAGCTCGTTTGATGCTCGGCGATGAGGGCGGCGAGCAAGCCCTCGAGGTAATGGCGGTCGCCGGGCTCGGCGGTGCGAATGACGAGGCTCATGCGCGGCCCCCGGCGACGAGCTGCGGGCGGGGCCGCGTGCGCCGATGCCGGCGCTTGCGGGGCGCGGGTGGCCCGACGAGCTCGGGAGGAGGAGCCGGCGCCGTCGAGGCCGTCGTGGTCGGTACGACGGCGGGACGCTCGGCGACGCCGGCCCGCACGGCGGCCAGCGGCAACGCATGGTGCACGAGGTAGGGCACCCAGCCCCGCGCCATCCACTGGAGGTCGCCGGCACCGGCGGCGAGCTCGACGTGCGTCACACCGAGCGCGTCGAGGTCGGCACAGCCGCGCTCGACCAGCGCGCGGGCGAGGCCATGGCCGCGGGCCGGCGGCGCGAGGTACAGCCAATGCGCGGCGCAAAAGACGCGCGGCTCGCCCATCGCGCGCTCGGAAAGCTCGCCGCCGAGGAAGCCGACCAGCTCGCCCGTCACATCGTCGGTCGCGACGTAGAACAGCAGCGTCGGGTCCTGCTCGATGCGCCGCGCCGTCAAGAGCGTGAAGCTGTCCAGGTCATCCGGCCCGGTGGTCGGGTACGGCTGCGGCCGCGTGGCCTCGAGCTCCGCGATGAGCGCGCCGTAGAGCCGGCGGAGCCCCGGCACGTCGGCAAAGACAGCGGGGCGAATCATGCGACGGCCTCGAGCCCGCGCGCATGCTCGCCGGGCGGCGGGTCGGGCAACGCGAGGAGCTCATCGAGGAGCGCCAGCGCGCCGCGGTAGCGCTCGACCGTGCGCATGGCCTCGAGGAGCTCGGCGTGCAACGCCGCGTGCCGCGCCTCGAGCGTGGCGCGGTCAAGGTGTGCAGAGGGCTCCCGCATGGCGCCGTCGCTAGGCAAGTTCCACCACATTCAAATGGGCGTTCACGAGCTCGAAATTGCCCGTCCCGCTCGTGCGGATCCACCGGAAAGACACCGTATGACTCCCCGCCGTCGGTTGCGCGAGACACATGACGGCGGCGCCTAGGCCGCCCGTCGTGCTTTGCACGCCGCCCCGGAGATTGCGGGCGCTGTTCAGCGTGCCATCAACGTAGAGGCGGAGGACGCAATTGGAATCATCGGGGAAGAACGTCCGGATCGTCAGATCGGCCAGGATCAGGACAAGCCCCCCCCGGAACGTGAGGCCCGCCACGGAGGTAATCACCGCTTCCGTGGCGCCGGCCAGGGTGCCGACCGGCATGGTCTGGTCCGCTTGGCTCTGCGTCGCCACGCTCGCGCCAACCGCGACCTTGGCGGTCGTTACCGCAAGCGCGGCCAGCTTCGCGCTCGTGACCGACGCGTCAATCAGATCGTCGCCGCCCCAAATGGACGCTTTCACAATCTCGCGCGCGGTCCCGCCACTCGACGGCGTGCCGCGCACGGCCCCCACGGCAATCTTCCCGAGCGCCACGCTCCCGTCGGCGAGCTTCGCGGTGGTGACCGACCCGTCCACGAGATTGGCCGTGCCCACGTTGCCATTCCACGCGGCGTAAATTGTATCGAGGTCGGCGTCCATCTCGCTTGCGAGAATGTCGGGAAAGCCGAGCGCGACTTTTTGCTGATACGTGGTGACGCTTCCCTCTTTCGGTGGCCGCGTGACCGCCATTAGCCAATCTCCATGGCGAAGAATCCGCCGTCGGCCAGGGTGCCGCTCGCAATCGTCGCGTTGGCGCCCGCGAGCACTTGGTACACGTAGACATGCGCCCCCGCCGGGGCCGCGGTATCAATGCAATGCAGGCCAGGCATCGCGACGAGATTCGGGGCCGGCGCGACCAGCGTCCACGGGCCCGCCGCGACGAGGACGCCGTCCCGCATCCACCGCGTGTTACACGTCCCCGCGTTGGTCAGCGCCGTGACATTGGTTGAGGGATTCGCGAGCAAGAGCACGGCGCCGCCGCGCGTGGTGAGGCTCGGCAAGGTCGCATACGTGGTCCACACGTTTGCCGTCGAGAGGACAAACCCCGTGGGATTCGCGACAAACACGGCGGCGCTATTCGATGCATTGACGGCGAGTTTCGCGCGCGTCACTTGCAAATCGCCGAGCTCGGCCGTCCCGACACTGCCGTCCGTGATTTGCGCGGCCCCGACCGAGTTGGGCGCGAGCGCCGCCCCACTGACCGCGCCGGGTCGAATCGTCGGATTCGGATACACGCCCGCGAGGTCGCCGCCCGCCGGGCCGCTTGGCGGGAGCGCGCTCGGCGCCACCGGCACACCCGTCAGCTTCGCCCACGCGACACTGACGATCTTGGGATCGGTCACGGCGCCGTCGGCAATCTTGGGCGTCGTGATCGACGCATCGGCGAGGTTGGTCGTGCCGACGCCGCTATCCTGGAGCTCGCGCGGCCCGACCGCATCGGCGGCCAGCTTGGCACTCGTCACCGCGCCGTCGCGAATGTTGACCGTATCGGCGCCACTATTCCACGCGCCGTAGATCGTATCGAGGTCGGCGTCGACCTCGCCGGCGAGGATGTGCGGATAGCCCGCCGCGACTTTCGCGACGTACGTCATGACGGCGCCCTGTTTCGGCGGGCGAGGAATCTGCGCCACTAGCGGGTCTCCCGGCTGGACGGTTGCACGCGGAGCTCGAAGTCGCGGAGGTCGCACGAGGTGGGATCGACGTGCGTCAACGTGGACGAAAAGAGCCGGCCCCGCGGCTCGGGTACCGGGCATTCAAACTCGCTCAGGATCCACGTTTGCATCGCCCACGACGCCGAATCCCACACGGCGGTCTCCCACACGTCGCCCGAGGCCATCGGCACGTTGAGCGTCCCGGCGACGCCGTACGTATGGTCGGCCGTGACGGTGATGCCGAGCGACGTCGACTCAAAGACGTTGGCGACGACGCGCGCGCGCTTGGCAATCTTCGGCGTCAACGGCGCGCCGCCGTCCATGTCGGCGGTCGTGAGGCGCGAGACAATCGGCTGCGCGACCTCTTGCGCCCACTGGTCGACGTTCCAGTGCGCCACGTTCCACTGCCCGCCCGAGCGCGGCCCGACCGGGTCGGTGTAGCGGTCGACCTGGTCGAGGAGCACGAAGAACGCGACCGAGCTGTCCTGCGCCGCCCACGCCCGATCTTCCTCGGCCGGATGATTCGGCGCGCGCGTCGCGGCGCTGTAGCCGGGCGTCGTATGCGGCCCCCACCACGACGGCGGATCGGCGAGGCCGCGGCGGAGGTCGAGCCACCACTCCTGCGTCGGCTCGTCGCCGCCCGGCGGCACAAGGGCCAGCTTGTAAAAGCCGCGGTGATAGATCGCCCAACACCGCGTCCGCTCGGGCACGGGGATTTGCCGGATCGCCGGCTCGATGGGCCAGCCCACGTCTTTCGGTTCGGCTTGCTGCGGCGTGAGCAGATAGACGCTCCGCTTGCCGCAAAAGAGCACGCCGAGCGGCGTGGAGGCCACGGTCCGGTCGCCGATGCACCCGACCTCGTCAGACACCTGAACCAACTGCGCCGTCGGGTCGTCGAGCGGGTCGCCGAAGTAGAGCCACGTACTCTGCTCCGTCATGATGCCGAGCGGCGACGTCGGGCTCCGATTGGTTGAGGACAACGTGGCGACGGCAAGCGCGGTCACCGGGTCGCCCAAGTCCGGCGTCACGGCGCCGGCCGGGAAGAACAAGCCTTGATTGAAGAGGGACTGCTCGAGGCCCGGCACGAGCACGTTGGTCGCCCACACGCGCCGCGCCGTGGCGTCGAGCCCGCCGGCACCCCACAACCGCCCGCGATGCGCCACGAGGTGCGCGCCGTAGCGGACGACCGTCGACGGAATCGGCACGACCGCCGACTCCACCGCCGGGTCGTCCCACAACGCGAATTGGTCGGCGCCACCCGACGCCGGCAAACCGGCCGGGGTCTGGTCGTGCGCGCCCTCGATCTCCTGGTCCACGCCGGCAAGAAACAGATGGTAGAGCTCGCCCGTGCCGAGCGCGACGGTCGGCGCCTGAAACCCGAGCCGTTGCCGCCCCGAGCCCGCCGTGGTGACGGTGCGCACCGGCCCCACTTTCGTCCACCGCTGCGTCGAGGCGTTGTAGGTCGCCCATCGGAAACTGTACGTGCCGGCGAGCACGCGGGCGAGCTCGTCGGGAATCGGCGTCGGCACCTGGCCCGTATCGTCGAGCAACGCGAGCGGCACGAGATCGACCGCGGCGCCGCCGAGCGGAATCTGTTTGATCGGATCGACGTCGTTGCCGACGTACAGTGTATCGCCGACGGCGGCGGCCCCATAGCGGAGATCCTCGGTTGGGCCGGCCGCAAAGGCCCCATTCGTCACTGTCGTGATCGGGGCATCGTTGATCGAGACGTACAGTTGATCGTTGGCGACGCAGTAGAGGTACCGCGTGCCATCGCTCCCGCTACAGTAGACAATCGGGTCGACGCGCCCGGGCTCAGGCAACCGTTGCCACGGCGCGCTCCCGAGCCGCTTGCTCAAGACGAGCGTCAGCGCCGGTACCCAATTCTCGCACCGCGTGACGAAGCCGGGCGGCACGAAGGCCGGATCCATGGCGAGCATGGTGCCCTGGAAGCGGCGGACGGGAATCGGCACTTCGCGGTCGGGCGCGCCTGGCATCTAGTCGCCCCGGAAGGGCCGGCCGAAGTAGACCGGGTCTAAGGGAATGTCGGCGCGTTGCGAGCGGAGCGGCGCCGCGCCGCGGCGAATCATCGCGAGCAGGTTGTCCCGCGTGGCGGCCTCGGCTTGCGCGCGGGCGTCGCGCTCGTGCTCAAGGGCAAACACAAACACCGCCTGGACGAGGTAGTTGTGGTACGGGAACACGGGAATATCGGCGGGCTCGAGCGCGGGCACCGGGTCGGGCGGGAGGCGCTTGTACCGCAAGAGCACGTCGATCCGCCGCCCGGTCGGGTCCGGCGCCACGTTCGCCGTCCCATCGCTCCGCGACACCGCCCAGTACTGCGGCACGCCGCGGCTCGTGCCCGCGGGCGACGCAATCGCCGTCAGCTCGTCGGGGGAGAGCTCCGTCGCGAAGCAATTCGCTTGCGGCGTGCCGTCAATCGCGAGGATCTGGAAGGCATGGTCGTCCTGCGCCTGCATGAAATCGACGGGGAGCACGACGGTCGGACCCGTGAGCACGAGCGGCGCCGACACGTAGAGAAACGGCCAGTCGGCGAGCGTGTAGAGCTCGAAGAGGTGCTGCGCGAGAAAGTCGGCGGCGTCGGCGTCGAGGGCGCGGTTGCCCGCGCGATTCAACGCGAGGTCACGGATTTTCTGCCGCGTGTACCGCCCCGCCGGAATCGTCGGCACGAGTGACGCTCTCCTCTCCCGCGGGCGGCTCGGGTACGCCGAGCTCGCGGCGCAGTTGCGTCACGGCGTTGGCGTACACTTTCTGTTGGCGTTCCTCGAAATGCGCCCCGGCGTCGAGCACGGCGGCGTTGTTGGCCTGCAAGCGTTTGAGAGCGGCGGTACCGGCGGCGGCGACCGCGGCATCGAGCTCGGCGGGACCGTATGCCGTAAACGCAATCGTGACGTGCTCGCCCTCGCCCGTCACCTTGACGAGCTGGCCGGAAAACGTCGGTGCGGCGCGCGCGGCGTGGCCCTTGGCGATCATGCGCGTTGAATCGCCCGCGCGCGCTCGGCGAGCGGCGAATCGAGATCGAGCATCCCGGGATTCCCGTTGTCCGTATTGCGGGCGGCTTCGACGAGCCGCGCGCGATGCACGAGCTCCAAAATGGTGCGCGCCTCGCACTCCCACACTTCGACGAGCCCGAAAAAGGCGCGCTCGTTGATGCGGACA